TTCTTTCGGTCATCATTTAATAACTTTTTTATAGAGAATAATAAAAGGTTAAATATGCAGAAGTCGGGTTTGAATCCGTTTTCAATATTAGTTTGGCTCGACCTTTTTTAAAGGTCGAATATAAATACGTTTTATTCTAATATAAAAATAATACATTTTATATTAGAAACTACAATATGAGCTTAAATATTCATTGTGCAATTAGAGAGAAATTGGAGTATTTTCATAAAATACACAAGATCCCAAATATTATTTTCCACGGCCCTTCCGGAAGTGGAAAAAGAACAATTGTGCACGATTTTATTAAAAATATTTATAATTTTGATAAGGATAAAATTAAAAATTTTGTTATGCACGTTAATTGTGCACACGGAAAAGGTATAAAATTTATACGGGATGAACTAAAATTTTTTGCAAAAACACACATTAATTCGAATGGTGGAGATATTTTTAAAAGTATTATTCTACTTAATGCAGATAAACTTACGATGGATGCTCAATCTGCTCTAAGACGTTGCATTGAGCTATTCAGCCACACAACGCGTTTCTTTATTATTGTTGAAGATAAATACAAATTATTAAAGCCTATTCTTTCACGTTTTTGTGAAATTTACGTTCCAGAGCCAATTTATAATGGAAATACAATTAATTTGTACAAACATAATCTTAGAGAAACTTTTAAGCTAGATGATGTTAAATACAATCGTATCGAATGGTTGAAAAAAGAGCTTTCCAAATCAATGGTAAAAAATATAACACATTTTAAATTGATGCAAATTTGCACGAAACTTTATGAAAAAAGCTATTCTGGTTTAGATATAATTCATTTATTAGAAAATCATGATAACTTTCCAAATTTAGATCATAAAAAAAGATATGAACTATTGATCACTTTCAATAAAGTCAGAAAAGAATTTAGAAATGAAAAACTTCTCATGATGTTTATTTTTAATTTTTTGTATTTGAGTTTAGATATCTCTTTAGAAAATATTTCGTTTATGTAAAATGGATGATTTTAACGTTGGTTCCTTACATGAATCAAAGAATGAATGGGGTGCGAGATTACTTACTATAATGACGCCGCTTATTATTGAAGGTTTGAAATCTATTTTTGAAGAAGCGCACAAGTTGTGCAGAGAAAACAATGAATTAGATAAATATTTGATGACTTTTCAAAATTTTATTTCAAGAATTCCAAAATGGAATCCAAATATTATTGAAAACGAGAGAAAACGTATTTGTGATAGAAGTGGGTGCGGATATTTAGAAGATCTAATAACATGCGTTCATATTATTCAGTTAAAATTGTTGACTGCTATGAGGTCGGGAAATAAACAGAAAAAGATAGATATAAATATTCCAAAACTAGACGATTTTATTCATAAAGCTTATATTCATGTTGCGCGAAAAATATACAAAAATGTATATCTTTTTGAAATGGATATTCCTCCACTTCAGTCGCAAAAAAATAATAGGGAGTTGGAAATTATTGTCCAAGAATGTATTTTAAACGCAGTTCGAGAAAGTATACCCGTAGAAAATATTTTGCGAGCATATATGGACGAAAGTGTAGAAGAAGATATAGTTGAAGAAGTTAAAGAGCAATTTATTGAAACGGCAAAAGAGAAGGAAGAAAATGAAATTAATAAACAGGTTGATGAGCTTATTGTAAAACAGGAGAATGCTAGGTTGAGTTTTAATGATGTAGATATGATAAAAGATTCAAATGATAATGTCTCTTCAGTTTCAGCTTCCAAAGATCCTGATGTTTTAGAACAAATTAGCACTATACGAAATGAACAAAGAAAATTAGAATCAAATGATGATGATGAATCGGAAGAAAAATTAAAAATTTCTGATCAAAACGTATCTTTAGGAGCAATCGACATACATGTAATAGAACCGCCAAGTGTAGAACTTTTACCCGATCTATTAATAGACGATATTGAAGTACTGATTTAAATCATTTGTGTAAAATAGTTTTTCGATTTCTTTATAGCAGATGCGTAAAATAATAAATAACAATATTCTTTATTATTTTAAATGAATAATATTTTTATTTTTGCCGGACTAATATCTTTCATGTTTTTTATATGCAAGTTTATTGAAATGAGATTCATAGAAAAAGAGAGTAAGCCCTTGAAATTATTAGTAAGAGATACTTTGTTGGTTTATTTTAGCGTGTTGATTGGAAATTTTGTGGTTGAGCAGTTAAAACCCGCAATTCAAGACGGAGGTTCTAGCGCCCCGTCTGTATTCACAGGAAATCCTGACTTTTAACATTAATATAAATATATTTATTTCTTATATTAATTATTATCTACCCGTCCAAACTTTTACAACTGGTTTTGGTGCGCATTTTTTATCTTCAATAAAATTTGAATACTGGTCAAAAGAATATCCCCAAACAGAATAAGTCATTATATTTCCTAACAAAGATGGCGCTTTGTACAAGTTTCTTTGACTTAAGAAAAATAGTACACCCAGAATTCTCTCAAAACAACTTCTGTCGCTACGACATTTTACGACATTCAAAAGATTAAATAGTGCGTACTTGTTCTGAATATAGGAAAGAAATTCGTAATTTATATAACTTTGTCCTCCAAAACATCCAAACCACATATCTTTTTGAAGCCCCAAAGGTTTGATGTCACTATCATTTAGTTTTTTAATTACATCATAACTATTACGCAATACACTTGCAAGTTTTACTGTATTATCAATATTTTCTTTATCTGAGTTGAAATGCCACAACGGAAGTGCTCCATTTTTTATTCTATCAAAGTTAATTCTCTTGTGAAAAAAAACACTATCATGGATAATTACAGCATTAGAAAAAAAACGGAATTTATGATAATAATAATAAGGAAGCAACTCACCTCTTCCGGGAAATTCGGATTTAATAATTTCAACATTATTGTATTCTCTATCGGCTATAACAAGCTCCTGATTACTATTATCGTCAATAACTATGATTTTTTTAAGAGGATAGAACTTTCGTATGCATCTTATGCATCTATTCCAGTATCTATTTGTGGATTGTGAATTTACATGTCTTGTAATAATAAAACCAAAATTATTAACATTAACATTCATTTATAATAGAAGTATATTTTTTAAAAAGTTAAACAACAACTTTTTAAAAGACCATTTCTCTAAATATTAAACGTAACTAGGGTAATCATCAATATTCATTATTTTTGAATTATTAGGAATTTTGTTTTTTAAAATTGTGAATGCATTGAATTCTTTTCGTTCTAGTTGAGCTTGTGGTGCGTGATTATGAACGAATCTCGAAATCATTTTATATAGTTTGAAGTCTGGATATCTATCCGAACCATCATTCTTGTACAATAGATTTACTCCTTTGTCGTCTAGGCACCACTCTACAATTAATTTTGTAACACTATCACACTCATCTAAATTTTTAATAGATTCTATATCTTCTACCATGTAATCAAAAATTGAACAAGCTAACCTGCAAATATCAAAACTATAATTCGGTTCAAGTCTAGGCTTTTTCTCGTTAAAATATGGTTCTGTATTATATTGAGTTGCAGCATCACCTCCGGTTTGAAAGCTATCACTACAAAATAGTTTTCCGTCGAACTTATAAATACTTCTACCAAAGTCAATAATCTTAAAAATTCTACCAAATGTAGGAACGCGGTAATATTTCTTTTTATAACAATAATAAACAAACTCCAAATTTGTCTTATTATACATTACATTATTTGTGTGCAAATCATTGTGTGTAAATGAGAAGACTTTTTGATATGTAATTAAAATCATTATAACCTGCATCAATGCCGAATACCATTCTACTTCACTTAACTCTTCATTTAGTATCAAATCATCAAATGTGGTCTCGCACCTTTCCATGGAAATTATCTGCACGGGAAATTTAGGGATGACAACATTAATTTTTTCTTCGCTTCCACTATTTTCTGATTCACAATCTGAACCTGAATCTGATCCGGAATCCGAAGTAGCGTATTTGTCATCATCAAAACTTTCGGATCCGTTTTCTTTTGTTTTGCCAGAACAATGTTCTTCGTTCTCTGTATGCGAGCTTCTAGAAGAACACGTTGATCCTGATTTCAAGGTAGTTGTTATATTTGTTTGTATTTCTAAATTATTTATGTCTACAATGTCCAGAGATCTTTCTTTTAAATTATCAAGTGAAATAACTTCGTTAGAAAAAACTTCTTCGTACATGGAATCATTTATTGAACTAACAGATAGATTTGAGATACTTGTATTAAATTTATCAATTTTAATGACAGGAAGTTTCTCTTTTTTATCTTCTTCATCATCAAAAAGAAAATCGTATTCATCTACGTGAAACAAAACATTTTTATTTTTATTGAAATATTCAGATTTATTTAGATAATCGAGGTCATCAAATACATTTATTGTAAAATTATTTTTAATACTCAAGAAAGACCCATAAAAATCAACGCCGTGAATAAATCCATGTTCATGGATGAGCTTGCTATTCAAAAAAGAAAAAAAACTATCTACGTATGAAGAATTATTGTGGTCAACAAATTTACTATTAAATTCTTCTGTATTTGATGTCATAAAAGGTAGTCTATACAATTTCTCGTCTTCAGGGTTGTATTTTCCTATTAAGTATTTGAAAGGATCTATCAATGGTGCAAGTTTGAAAAAAACTTCCTTATTTTTAACCTTGAGTGTGCTTTGATTTGTGATAGAGCAATTATATACATTTTTATTTTCAGAAATATTTTCTCTTATATTTGTCAGATACCATTCATTATTTAAATTTACGCTGTTAAAATTTGTTTCATTCAGTGAAAAAAAACGATTATAAATAGGAATATAATTTTGTGTGTTTGCAAAGTCGTAACATTCTAAAGTTTTGAAAAGGTCGGGGTTTTTTCTTTTTTGATAATTTATGGTTACCATTTATTATTAGCTACTAAATATATAAATTATACTCGTTTTTAACTTATTTATAATTTAGAGGTTTGATGCGTAAAACAGAAATTTATATTCTTCTAAATAATAATAGTGAGAATGACTCTAGAGTTAAAAAAATTTGACATGAAAACTATTAGTTTCAGACCAAATGAGTCTAAAGGTCCCGTTGTAGTTTTAATTGGTCGACGTGATACCGGAAAGAGTTTTTTAGTAAGAGATCTATTATATTATCACCAGGATATTCCAATTGGTACTGTCATATCGGGCACTGAAGAAGGAAACGGATTTTATGGAAAGTTGGTTCCAAAATTATTTATTCATAATGAGTATAATACAGCAATTATAGAAAATATATTGAAACGTCAAAGATCTGTTTTGAAACAAATTAAAAAAGAAATGGAAACATTTAAAAAAAGCACGATAGATCCAAGAACATTTGTTATTTTAGATGATTGTTTGTACGATAATACGTGGTCAAAAGATAAACTAATGAGGCTTCTTTTTATGAATGGAAGACATTGGAAGGTAATGTTAATCATTACTATGCAATATCCGCTTGGTATTCCTCCAACTTTGAGAACAAACGTTGATTATGTTTTTATTTTGAGAGAACCTTATATTGCAAATAGAAAACGTATATTTGATAATTATGCTGGAATGTTTCCAACTTTTGAGTCATTCTGTCAGGTAATGGATCAGTGTACGGAAAACTATGAATGTTTAGTCATAAATAATAACTCCAAATCAAATAAGTTGCAAGATCAAGTGTTTTGGTACAAAGCCGATGCTCATAACGACTTTAAATTGGGATCTAAAGAATTTTGGGAATTATCAAAGGATATGCAGTCTGATGATGAAGATGAAAAGTATGATCCAGGAAATGTAAAGAAAAGAGGTCAAGGAACAAAAATTAGTGTAAAGAAGACCAAGTGGTGAAATTTCACGTACAAAAACGGACGTGAAATTTTGATTAATTGGAACAACAAGTATAAGAAACACCTGCTAAAGGGGAACCGACACACCCTTCTCCAGTTTGATAACTACAAATATTATCAGTAAAGTAATAATTATTAGTTCCTAATTGATTTGCGCAATAGTTGCACATCCAAGCGCACCCAGTTCCTTGCGTAACAGAAAATGTAACGCAATTATTTCTGGAAGACCCAAGACAAAGATGATTTTGTGAGAAAACAAAAGTAGAAAACATACATAGAAATATTCCGGTAAAGAGATTCATGTAGTACATTACTTATTATGTAAAT